GGTAAGATGCATCGTAAGATGTGTTCTAAATGTGCTGGCTTCTTCGGTGAGTTGTCTCAAACTCGGGACTTTGGAGATCGTCACCGTGAGAAGGCTAGATACTTCAAGGGTGAATTGGATGGAATGATGGGGTCGGGAGAAGAGGAAGACTTGGAAGAGGATGGGGAACAGGTTGGATCGGATGAGGATGGTGAGATGGGAGAACTTGGTGAGAAGTCTGTTGAGAGTCTCATGGAGGAGACTAAGAAACAACTTCATACGTTGGAAACTTTGAATCAGGAATTGCAATCCTTGAGTGTCTAGTCAAGAGGTAATGAACCATGCCTGTTGGAACTAAAACTAAGCCCGCTCCCAAAACTCCTTCTATTCAGGATGTTTGGGAACTCAGTAAAAAAACTGCTGAAGGACTGAATACAGTCACAAAGGGTTTTACGGATCTGAAGGAACGTCTGTCAAAAACTAGGGCGGATGGTGTTCCGACTCCGGGTCAAGTATTTGGTGCTCCGAATGTGAGGGCTGGCGAGAATCCTATGAGTTCTCGTGGGTTCTCATTTATGAAGATGTTGGGTCTGATTACTGGAGCAACGACTCCGGATCAGGCTAAAGTGGAGATGGATATCCATCGTCGTCTTCATGGTGTGTACTGCAAGGATATGCAGGAAGGTTATTTGATGGGTCGTGGTCGGCCGGGTGAGACTTGTTTTCTCGCTCCGCTCTCCACTTCTTATATGCAGGATCAGGCAGTATCGTCCGATTTCCGTAGGGAGATGAAGTCTCTTGTTACGGCAGGGATGGATGGTGCTGATCCGGATGAGATGAGATGGATTCGGACCAAACAACTGCAACAGGCAGGATATGGTACGAAAGCCTTATCCTGGCTCAATGAGTTGACGGGTGGGGCTCTTGTTGCTCCACCGGAGATGGGTGAACTGATTGACCTCTTGCGTAACAAGGAAGCCCTTGTTAATGCAGGGGCAAGGCCGGTTCCTCTCCCGCCGCAAGGACGTATGCGGTATCCTCGTCAAACAGCTGCTTCTACGGCTTTCTGGATTGGTGAGAACTCTCCGATCACGGAAAGTGAAATTGGGACTGGTGATGTTACTCTCCAGGCCAAGAAACTGGCTGTTCTGATCAAAGCACCGAATGAGTTGATTCGGTTTGCTAATCCGGCTGCTGAAGCGTTGATGCGAGACGATATGACGAAGTCACTCGCATTGGGGTTGGACTTGGCAGGTTTGGAAGGTGGAGGTGGTGATAATCAGCCGTTGGGTATTATTAATCACCAGAATATCACTACGATTACTTCCACGACGACGGGAGCTAATGGTGACACTCTGATAGGTCAGGATATTTATCGGTTTGTCGCTGGTGTTGAAGAAGCAAATGCAGAGTTTGAAGGCTTCATCATGCGGCCGAAAACTCTGTATAAATACTTCCAGCTTCGTGCTGATGCAGTATCCGCAGCGGACGGGGCGGGTCCGTTCCTGTTCAATCTGATTCGTGAAGGTGGAGATGGATTCAAACCCACCTTGGCGGGTTATCCGGTTACGAAGTCTACTCAGGTGAGTCAGGTTCGCATCAAGGGTTCCGGAACTGATCTCTCCTATGTCCTTGGTGGCATGTGGAGTGATGTTCTTATCGGTATGTTCGGAGCCATCGAGTTTGCGGCGACCACGCAGGGTGATACGGCTTTTGTGAATGATCAGACTTGGGTACGAGGTATCTTGAGTGCGGATATTCAGCTTCGTCACGAAGCGGCTTTCGTGTTCATGGATAACCTCATTGTGAACTAAATAGATTTTTGACTCCAACAGGAGAGGGTAAATGTCTGCTAATCTCATTGTTGATATCAACGGAACTGCTAAAAGTGCGGTTTCCGTTGCCCCGGCGGCGGGAGTTGGTTCCACACCAGCATCGGGTGTGATTGTTGGAACTGTGGTCGATCTGCAATACCAAGACACGTTTACAAACGTTTTCTTGGGCGGTACAGGTAACTCCACATCTGGTAGTTTCCGGGGGTTGGTTCAGACTTCTCCGGATACTACCAGTGGTAACTTTACTGATCCAACCTCTGGATTGGCTCAGTTACCTACCAATCTCCAGTCCGGCGGTATCCTAGTTGCCAATAGTGGAACTCTTGGTAGTAACGGATTCCTCTCCGGATTTGGTGGTATCCAGTATGGAGCGTTCCAGAGGCCGGCTGGACATCGTTATGCTCGACTGATTGTCATGTCGGGTGATCGGTATAATGGTACGGCTTTTGGTGGGTTTACTGCTCAGCATCGTACTACGGGTTCCGGAGGTGGTTTCACCTTTGCTCCTGGATCTGGTACACTGGCCGTCTAAGTTGGGTATCTCCCCCGGGACGGGGAGATCCTACCCTTCAGGCTCCCCGTCCCACCCTTATTCCGAGGGTTGGTTATTATGCAATTAACCGACCTTATGGAGGTAAAGTCTTACCTAGAAATACCTTACGGAAACAAGAACGAAGATAAAGCTCTTGGTTTCTTTATTACATCTGCTTCCCAATGGATTCAGGAGTGGTTGAATAGGGATTTAGAAAAGAAATCAAGAACTGAGTTCTATCGAGGTACGGGTACACAGGAATTGTGTTTAAAAGCACGTCCGGTGTTTCTGGAACCTACTATTAGGGTATTTGAGGATGAGACAGCTTACTACGGAACTCCTAGTACATCGTTTGCAGCAAACACTGAATTGACTTACGGACAGGATTTCTCGATTCAGGTAGACGATGGAACTGCGGAGAGTCGTAGTGGAATTCTCATAAAAATTGATGGGTTCTGGGATCGTCCACAGATCCGAACAGGTGGATTACTGTCCCCGTCAATTGGTAAGGCTTTCGGCACGATCAAAGTGATTTATACGGCTGGATTCACTGTAGACACTCTTCCAGAACCAATTCGCACTGCTACTATTATGTTAGTAGCGAAGATGCGACATATGTTTGCTTTAGGTGGTTTGGAAGTGGGGAGTGAATCGTATGAGGAAAGATCAGTTTCGTATCTGTCTGAGAAGAAGGGTTATCTTTATAGCACAGTAAAGAGTCTGATTATAAGTCATCGAAACTGGTATTTCTAGTGAAATGTAGAATTTGTAAGTGTCAAACTGAGATTTATGGGAATCTCAACCTAGGTAAAGTTTTAACTCCGGATTTAGGACCTCAACCGATTCATGTATGTCCGGAGTGTTATCATAAAGTAATCCGAAATCATACGGATCTGAGAGATTTTTCAACTGTTGTGAGACACTACTTGAATGGCTCTAGGAAAACGAACTACCCGAGCGTTTCACAGAGTCCTGTTCGGACCCATGCTTGAAACGATTCGTTTTCACAAAAGAGATGATGACCTAAGACAAGGTGTAGTAACAACTTACGTTCTTTATGAATGTCGTAAAGGTGCAGTATCAAAGACAGGAGAACCGATTGCAGGAAGTATGGCCGGGGTTATGCGAGTAACTTGGCATATTCCTCGATCAGAACTTGAACGAGTTGGAATAAATTACATCAATGCAATTGATGAGATAGAAGAATTGGAAGGACGGTTCAAGGGGAGGAAATGGAATCCTGAATCGGATACAATGATAGATATTAAGCTGTTTGAGAATCACATAGATTTGGAATGTAAGCAATTGAGATGAGATGCCTCGTGCGTTTATTGTTAATGGTGGATGTATGCTGGAAGTCCAAGGAGGGGCTCATATGTCCGGTAGGGCAATTGGAGATAGAACTCAGTTAGGATTGGCTTTAGATGATGTGAAAGTCACGCCGAATTTCATACATCATAATGTTCATACAGATGATTTCGGACCTGATATTCCAGCAGATAAAATTGCAAGATTGTCGGATGTTCGTATAAATGCGGTTCTGGTTCATTATGATAATGTTGCTCTTGATATGTTGATGGATGAGTCAACTGGGGGAGGGAGAGCAGGAAACTTTTTTGCTACTGGGGGAACTTTAGCCGCAGCAGGAACGTTTCTAGGAGGAATGAAACCTGTACTAGCTTCCGGTTGTCATTTTGTTAATTTGTGGCTTAGTAGTCCTGTTCTTGGTGTACCTTGGAAATTCAATGCAGCATTCTTGAATGGACCTCCGCTAGAAATACCTCTTGGAACTAAAAGGTCGATGACTCGGGTAGAATTTGGTGCGATTCCGTACCGTCCTCCTTTAGAGACAGTCGATCAAACGATATCAGGAACTTCTACTTTTGTGAGTTCTCCCGGCGAAGTAACCTCTTCTGGAGTTATACTCTGGGAAAGAATTGAAAATTGAGGTGATGTGATGGTAAGGGGTTTCTTTCGTAACGGGGAGACGATGGTTTATGTGAAGGGTGCTAGTGATACGACCATTGGCACTCGACAGGAATTAGGTTTGAGTGAGATTGATGCAGTTACTGTAGTTCCTGAATTTATTCATGAAGATGCAACAGTTGATGCCTGGGGACGGGCTCCTGTTGATATTCAATACTTTTTAGCAGCTATCAACGTTTCTATGACGTTGGTTAATGTAGATATGGATGTGTTGAAGGAATGTCTCAAGGAATCAATGGCAGGAGCCGCAGCAGACGGAGCAATGGTTAGAGCAGGGTCATTTATGGGTAATGGTCTTGCTCGGTTTGCTGCGGGTAATCATTTTATTGGATTAAATCTAGCATCTCCGGTTGGGAGTAATCCGTGGCGGATTTATTTTGCTTATTTAACAGGTCCTCCAATTACTTTTCCTCTAGGTACTAAACGGAGTCTTATTCAATTGAATTGGAGAGGAATTCCTTACACAACGGACCCGTGGGGTAATAGTCTAGGTGCTTTGAATAGTCCTTTGTGGGATCACACATTAGATACTTAGGTGTTGTATGTTTGGTTGGTTCAAAAAGAAAAAACCTGATCCGGTTAGTGATTTGGCCCTTTCAGATTTGGCTACTTACAAGCCTTCTGAACGGGTTATTTTTGAATATTGGAATGGTAAGGATATTGTTCGAGAGGATCCGCTTGTTTTATATGAGCGATTCATGAAACATTATGCGGAATTGAAAGTTGAGATTCAGGTTGCAGAGTCTCCGTCTAAAAATGCTGCTGAGATGCAGTTAGCAGCATTGGAGAGGATTCAGGATATATTTAAGGTTAAATCTCTTGGTGGAGATGGTGGTTTAACAAGAACGGAAACAATGGATTTGCTTGGAAGGTTTATGGATTATGTTACTACTGTAAAAAAAAATTCGGAAAGATATCAGGCATTGTTTCCACCTATCCCGGACTCACAACCGTCCTCTTCGGAGAAAGACCAGCCTACATCGTCTTCGTCGGATTATGGCTCAACCGAAAAGCCATTGGAAACCAGCGAGCCTACGAGGTCGCCGCAGGAGTCGGTATCGGCATAGGAGTTCTATTTCCGGGTTTGGATTTTTACAAAAGTGTAGCGGATGGTGAAGGTGAGGCTCTCCTCATGAAGGCTCAACAGGATATGAGGAGAAGTCAATAATGGCTGCGATCGGTGGAATAGCTGCTAAATTTGGTGGAATAGCTGCTAAATTTAATCGATTAAATGTAGCTGTTGCAAATACTGGTAAGAGTAGTTCTGGTAAGGCTAGTCTGTCTCAGAAGATGCAAGGGATCCGGAGTGCTCCTCCTGGACCTCAGAAACCTGCATTAGGACAAGCTTTCACTCAACCTCAGTCTCAGCCGACTTTTAGTCAGAAGTTACAACAACTCGGAATAAGTTCTCCACCCCGACAACCTCCCCGTCCTCCAACTACAACTACTACTGGTCAACAACCGGAACCTCCTGATCCTCCCAGGGAAGGTGGGAGATGGAAGACGATCCGAGATAAGTTCGGAAGTACATTAAGTGGGATTGCGGTTCCAGAGCGTCCTGAACCGGATCACAAAGAAATAAAACATGATACTTGGACGGCTCCTCCTCCGGTAAGAGGTCCCCGTAATGAACCAGCCGGGGCAATGGAGAAACTGGACGAGGGTTTATCTACACTAGGAGATAAATTCAAGAAGATAGGAGAAACTTTTAATAAGTGGGGAGGTGGAGAAGCTGTAAAAGCTTTCAAAGCTGAACGGGCAGGAGAAGTAGGAAGTCACTTGTTCGGTATTGGTGAGAAGGCGGGACAACAGATAGGAGGTCCGGTTGGTGGATTGATTGAGAAATTCAGTAAACTCGGTAAGATAATGGCCGAGTCGCTGGACAAATTAAGAGATTGGACTCGTAATTTACATGAGTCCAACATGCGATTTGCTGAATTCTCTGCGTCGATGGCTCTTGTTCAAGCACAAACGGATATTCGTCGAATAGAATTAGAAAGAGAGAGAGGAGAACGAAGGGCTGCAACTGCGGGTAGAGTGTCAGAATCAATGATGAATTTAGAAAGGGAAGTCACTCCCTGGGAAGATGCTTGGGCGAATATCAAGGGAGAATTGACTGCATGGGGTATTGATAAACTTGCTAGGATACTTGGTGAGATGAATGATGTAGCTAGAGAAATTCCTTTAATTAAAGCATTGCTTGGTGATAAAGATAAAGAAATAGATATTCACAATACTTGGGTCAACAGTGTGTCGGATGATTACTTGAATAATCTCAACCGACCTAGACGGTTCGGACCATGAGTCTTGTAACTTATAATGGAGTGATTTTACCGTATCCCTTTCATTCATCTTTTGTCGAAAGACCACTGAGGGATGAGGAGGGAGATACGGATTGGTATATTACGGAATTGGATATTAGTTTACAATGTGTTGTAAATAGGGATTTCTTGCCTCAGTTGGTTCCTGATCTCACGAATATTCAAGCTACTACGAATGCTGCTGAGATCATGAGTGTTGTCAGAAATAGATTGTATCAACCACGACGACAACTAGATATAGATTTTGATAAAATACCACTGATACCTCGTCCAATAGATGGAAACCAAGGAACAGTAGACGCTAGGAATGGTCCCAAGGTAGAACACTGTCGGATATTAGATTTAACCAATGAAACATTCATAATTGATTTTAGAATCAAAACTTGGAGGTGGGAGAATCCTAAAGTGCTTGGATCGTCTCCAGGATTGATTCAGAGGAATGATCCGAGTAATAATGTGTTGTACAATCGTTGGACAGAATCGGCAACGATTGATAAATATCTTATGACGAAACGAACAAGGAACGGAAGTTTTGTCATCAGATCGGATAATCCGGATGGTGTTACAGTTGCACAGATGATTCCCCAGATGGGAGTTCTTGGGGTTCCGCAAGGTTTTCTAAGGACGGGATCTAAGTACACTGTAACACCAGACGGATTAAAACTTCGGTATGAGATCACGGATGAGGAACAGTATAAAATGCCTCCGGAACCGGCTTACGAGGCACGAGGTTATTATCAGGAGAGTTCCCCTAGATTAGCACGAAGGTATGGGGAGAGTTTTGTGGCCTTGAGAGGAAGTAAAACAACTTCCCATAGATCGTGACTGGGAAAC